AGGTGGTGTTGTTGCTGATGCCGGGCCAGTAGCCCTGCAAGTCCACCAGCATCAACTGCGCCGGGACACCCGTGGCAACGGAGGTGAGCGCCGCGACGTTCAGAACGTGCTTGGTGTCAGGCGAGACATTCCCGCCGTGCGGCAGGCCGAAGATCTGCGTGCCGTTGCCGGTGGTTTCGTCGCAGGTTCTCCACGCCAGTGCAGTGCCCGCAAAGGCGTTGGCGACGGGCGTGCCGTTCAAGCCGCTGAAGTCATACCACCGGCCTGCGGCGTAGGCTACGCCACCCGTGATCTTGTTCCAGTCGGCGCGGTTGAACTTGCCGCTTGTGATCTCGTTTACGAGATCGTCCATTGAACTGAATGGCATGGTGATTCCTTACGGTGTCCAGATGAATTGCGCCTGACCCACCATCGGCAACAAGCCGCTTGTCTGGGTGGATATGTTGTAGATGTAGTTGAGAAACGCGCCGTCGTAGATTCTGGGCAACGCTGCCTGCTCACGAAGGAAGTTTTTTTCAACGGTTGACGACAACTCGTTGGCGGACATCGTGAACAGCGGCTTGACCAACACCATCACGCCGAACCCGCCCACGCCTGCCGCAAGCTGAACAGACTCAACAGACCGCACGCCCCGGTCACCATCGGCCAGCGGGAAGAACGGCCCTGCAGAGCCCCCGGAGGTGCTGATCATGTTGGGTCCAATGACAGCAATGCCGCCCGAGGCTCTGTACGCTGTCGCAATGGTCTTGGCAACGCCGTCTTGGTTGGTGTAGTTGATGGTGATGTTCGTGGCAGTGCTTGTTCCAGGCGTCTGCATCATCATCAGCATCCGCACACCCTCGCCGTCTGTGTATCGCGGCAAGGTCACATCGTTGGTCAAGTCTTGCTGGTCGGTGTTGTCCAGGTCGATGTACGGGTAAAACATCAAATAGTCGAGAAAGTAGACCGAAGGCAGAAAGCCCGTGGTGCCGCCATGCGTCAACGACATACTGAGCAGATACCGCTCCGTGCTGATGCCGGGGCCGACATAGATGCTGTTGTTGCGGGAGCCGATGAGTTGCGTGGCCTCAAGCGCGGTGCCAACGTATGCGTTGTAAGACGGGATGCCGCTGCCGACGCTGAAATCACCAAACGGGTTGGTCCCGAAACTACCGTAAACCGATGTGCGGATGAAATGCTGGATGTGATGCCGCCCCTGCTCGACGGCATTAGCAACCTCGGCAACGGACCTAAACGGCATCAGGGTTCTCCAGCGGTATCCACTCCACCTCGTCGGGCGACCACTCCACGCCCCCGTCAGGATGCTCTGAGCACTGAGACAACTCGTTGTCTGTCAGCGTCAGCAGTTCCCGACAGTGAGCGCAGCGGTACACCACATCAGTCCACCGTGGCGGTCATGGCACCAGCAGCAAACTGCGGCTGAATGCCGTTGCTGATGGACAGGCTGGCATTCAGCGCACCCTTCAGCAGCAGGTTGCCGGTGCCCGTGGAGTCCGTGCCGATGCCGAAGTGCGTGGCCGTGGCGGTGCCCGCCGTACACTGACCGAACTGCACCAGCGCGGTGTTGGCGATGGTGCTGACCGTTCGCGTCCAGCCGCCTGCCGTGCGGTTCACAGCCACGCGGGCGTAGCCGGTGTAGCTGATCTCGTTGGTGCTCTGGTTGCCCGCCTCGCCGGGGTCTGCGCTGTGCAGCGAGATGTAAAACGAACCCGCCGTGGCGCTGTTCTGCAGGCCAGCAGCGTCCCCGATGTCTGCCCAATCAACGTTGAGAAACAGGAGGTCGAGGAGTGCCGCTTCGGCGGCGTTGGTCATGGACATGGTTCAGGCCCCTTTCAGTCTTCGTTGACAACCTCACCGGAGAACCCGGTGGAGGTCTTGGTGATCTGGATCTTCTTGCCGCCGCCGCCCGTAGACACGATGATCGGCTGCTGCGGCCTCATGTCCGCGACCTGCCTGGCCAACGATTCAACCATGGACTTCAGTTCGTCCAGGGTTTCGCTGACTTTATCATCGGACTCATCGGCGCTTGATTCTTCTTCGCTGCCGGATTCTTCCTCGGCCTGCTGCTGCTTGAGCGCCTTGGCCAGGGCGGCAAACTTCGCGGCGTTGTCCATCCGCATGTTCTCAAGCTCCAACTCGCGCTTGGCCGCCTCGAACGGATCCATCTGCGGCGCTGCGGGCTCGGGCGCGGGCGCCGGCTGCGGTTGCATCATCGCGCCTTCAACCTCGCCGCCGACCTTGGCCAACGTCTCCATGGTCTTGGCCTGGGTCAGCTCGGCATCGGCCACGGTCGCCACCACATCGGCGCGAGCCTTCGCGGCCTTGGCCTGGGCCTCCTCTGCTGCAGCCTGCAGGAATATGGCATTCGGGTCAGGATTCGCGCCAGCCTGCGCCATCTGCGCGGCCTCCTCATCGGTCGGCTTGATCACGCCCATCTGCACCAACTGCCTGCGGAAGTGATCGCTGATCTCGGTCAGGCCCTCGCCTTCCATGTTCATCAGCGCGGCAGCCTGGAGCACGCGCAGGGCGTCCGGGTCTTGCGTGACAGCCATCATCGCCGTGAGCGAGCGCACCGTCGCGGCACGCTTGCTGCTGCTGCTCGGGCCGACCTCAACAGCCAGGTCGAACTCGGCTTCGCTCAGGTCGTTTTCGTGCTCGACCTCGCCGTCCTCGCTCATGACCGGACGCATGAGTTCAATGGTGCTCATCTGGCCCTGCGAGCCGATGCCCTTCATCTTGCGGCCTGGCTCAACGTAGATTTCGCGGGCCATGCTGAGCCAAATCTCGCCGCCTCGGCGCACGCCCACAGCGTGATTGCTCATGTAAATGAACGTCTGCATGTCCAGGCGCTGCTGCACCATCTCCACGGCCTTGCCGCTGACGTTGGCGACGATCTTGTCGCCCTGCTCCTGGTTGCCCAGAACGTCGCGGATGTCCTGCTCGCTGATCTGCAGCAGTGCGGCCATGGCCGGGGGAATCTGCGGGCTCTTGGTGTAGCCCACCGGGCCTGCGGCCTGCTGGCTCCCGTCTGCGCCCGTGATCGGGTTCAGCAGCAGGTACGGGTAGTCCTTCAGATTGTCCTCGGACCACATGACCTGATGGCCGGCGACCTGCTCGGGCACCAGGATCGGCTTCTCGACGCTGGACAGCGCGGCAATCTCGGCCAGCTTGCTGCGCTGCATGTTCGCCAGGCGCTGCGCATCTTTCGCCAGCCTGACATGGCCGGCGCACCGCTCGATGTTGTCGATGAACCAGCGGCGGCCGTAGGTCGGAACGATAGGGATGTGCTTGCCGGCGATGTACCCGGCGTCTTCCAGCACCTTCGCGCCGCTCAGGATGTACTTGCGCACCCGCTGGCGCTTGATGCGCTTCTGGCGCACCTCGACGCTGCCGATGGCCTCAAGCTGGGCCAGCATCTCGTCGTCCAGTTCGCTGTCGCGGTAACGCTCCTCCTCGCCATCCAGGCTCTGGAAGATGCGAACCGTCTCCGACACCATCTCGACCCGGTAATACTCGGCCACATAAATGACGTCAGGCGTAGACCAATCGAACTCATACTGGTGGATTTCCTTTGGCCAGGACGCCGGGTCGTCGTTGTACGCCTCGCGGTACGAGTCAGGCGTCATGCTGGTCAGCACGAAGCACCGCTTGGCATCGGCCTTGTCCTGGCGCTTGGCCTGCAGGTCAAAGAACACGCTTGAGTCAGCGTCGAAGATCGGCTCGATCTTGATCCGCTGTCGCTCGTCCTCGTCGTCTTCCTCGTTCTCGTAGACCGTGCGCAGGCGGTAGGCGCCGAAGCCGCCGCCCACGGCCTCCTGGAATGCGTTGTCATACGCCTCATCGGCGCCGCTGTCCTGCTCGTCTGCGCGGTACAGGTCGTCGCAGGTTTCGGCCAGTGGGTCGTATTCCTTGCCCTCTTTTGACACGAAGTCCACCGTCACGCGGTTGGCGCGGTACTCGGAGAAGATCCGCTGCACCGCAAGGGCGATTTTGTTGACCTCCATCTTCGGCTTGTTCTCGAACTGCGCACCCAGCGGGCCCTCCCACTGTGCCCCGGCGATGGAGTAGAACCGCCGATCTTGCAGGCACTGCAGGCGCTCATCCCGCAGGGCGCCCTGGATGTTGTCGAACTCGCGCATGGCCTCCGCATGAACGCGCACCAGCCGCTGTTCGGTTGATTCTCTGGCCATCAGGGACTCCGGGGATTGCGCATCGGGCGCGATTATGCTACGCGAGCGGGTGAAAGTCTATCGCCATCGGTGGGCGGTCGGAACCACCAGTCCGGCGATGTCCGGTTTTTTCGCCGTCGCGCCCGTGATTGCGGGGAACAACGCGGCCAAGCCCCAGATCAGCGCGTCGGCGCGGTTCGGGCTTCGACTTCCGGTGTAGCCGGTCGTGGAGAACCCGCTGAGTTCGTCCTCTAGCTCGGGGAACATGCCCACATGGCGGACCTTGCCCTGCTCGTACAGCGACGAGAACGGCTCGGCCCGCACCACCTTGCCCCGGCTTGCCGTCACCGGGCGGAACGGCGTGCGCGGGCGCGCCGTCTCGATCACCTGGCGCACCATTGCGCCGCCGTAGTTGGTTTCGGCCACGATGCAGTCGGCGCTGTGCCGGTCGAATGCCTCTGCGGCCACGCGGCCCCAGGTTGCGGGGCCTGCTTTCACGGTCAGGTCTTCCAGCA